ATAAATTATTTATTAATCTTTAAAGTATTAACCAAACGATCCTTAGGGGTCACAACAACGAGAGGTAGTAACCATGGCAGTATTAGAAGGCTTAGTAGCATTTGAAAACCTAGACGAGCATGAGATGTATCAGGGTCAGTCCACCGGGAAGTTCTCTCTGGTTCTCAGCTTGGATGAACCAACAGCAGGTACTTTGTCCGAAGCTGGTGTCAAGCTCCGCGAGTACGAGGGAGTCAAGCAGCGCAAGTTCAGTACCAAGTACGATGTACCAGTGATGGACGCTGAGGGCAACCCGTTCAAGGGTCGCATTGGTCGCGGGTCTAAGGTGCGTATCATGTACGCAGAAGGCCAGCCACACCCTGTACACGGCACCAGCACGTACCTTAACAAGATCAAGGTGCTGGAGGTCGCAGAGCAGGAAGGCGGAGAGGACTTCTAGTGGCAGTAGAGTCTACATTCGTCCAACATGAGCCATGCCCTTCGTGTGGCTCATCGGACAATCTGGCTCGCTATAGTGATGGACATGCAGTCTGCTTCTCTGGGGGCTGCAACCATTACGAACATGGCAACGGTCAGATAGGTCAAGTAGCACAACGTAAACCAATGAGGTCATTAGAGATGACAGGTGTCATAGCGGCAATCCCTGATAGACGTATCTCACAGTCAACATGCCAGAGGTACGGTGTGACAGTGGAGTACGGCACGGACGGACAAATTGTCAAGCATCATTACCCGTACCATAACAAGGACACAGGTACGGTGACAGGAACCAAGGTGCGGATCACCGAAACTAAATCATTCTATGCAACAGGGGAGTTCAATGAAGCGGGTCTCTTCGGTCAGCAGGCGTTCAAAGGTGGCGGTAAATACATCACGATCACAGAAGGCGAGGCGGACGCACTTGCTGTCAACGAGATGTTCGACGGGAAGTGGCCAGTCGTCTCCATCAGATCAGGTGCAGCCGGAGCAGCCAAAGACATCAAAGCGAACCTAGAGTGGCTTGAGACCTTTGACAACGTGGTGATCTGCTTTGACAACGACAAGGCAGGACAGGAGGCAGCCAAGTCGGTGCTTAATCTGTTCACCCCCAACAAGGCTAAGAATGTCACACTGCCAGCCAAGGATGCAGGCGATATGCTCAAGAGCAATCAGGTGCAGGCGTTTGTGAAGGAGTGGTGGAACGCTAAGACATTTAGACCGGACGGTATTGTCTCAGGTTTAGATACTTGGGATTTACTTCAAGAGAAGAGGGATGTCAAGTCCATACCCTATCCTTGGGACTGCTTGAATGCTTTTACCTACGGCTTTAGACCGCAGGAGTTAGTGACCATCACATCAGGGTCAGGAATGGGTAAGAGTCAGATCATGCGAGAGCTTGAGTACTATCTATTGAAGAACACGGAAGACAACATTGGCATCCTAGCACTGGAGGAAGACATACCTAAGACTACGTTAGGTGTTATGTCTATGGAGGCTAACAAGCTACTTCACATACCAGAAGTACGAGCAGGGGTATCAATAGAGGAAGAGCGTGGTTACTGGGAAAGGACGTTTGGTTTAGATAAGTTACAGTTGTTAGACCATTGGGGTAGCACAAGCGAGGACGATCTGTTAGGCCGTATACGATACATGGCTAAAGGTCTGGACTGCAAGTGGATCATCCTAGATCACCTTAGTATTGTGGTCAGCGATCAGGACAACGGTGACGAACGTAAGGCTATCGACAGTATTATGACCAACCTCCGAAAGCTGGTTCAGGAGACAGGTGTAGGGCTATTCCTAGTATCACACCTTCGCAGACCCAGCGGCGCTAAGGCACACGAGGACGGTGGTAAGATTAGCTTGGGAGAACTCAGAGGATCGGCGGCAATCGCGCAACTTAGCGACATAGTTATAGGCTTGGAGCGTGACCAGCAACACGCTGACCCGGAGATACGCAACACCACCACGGTACGTGTATTGAAGAATAGGTTTGTTGGACTGACTGGCCCCGCTTGTTACCTGTACTACGACAAGGAGTCAGGCCGCATGATTGAGACTAGCTGTCCTACAGGAGATGACCCGGAGTTCTAATGAAGCAGATTGTATTTGACATTGAAGCCAACGGTTTAAAACCTACAAAGGTCTGGGTAATTGTAGCTACGGAACTGGATACCAGTGAGACGCATACGTTCTCAGGTGACACGCTCCTGTCGTTCAACGATTACATCGCAGGTCTTGGAGAGTGTGAGATCATAGGTCACAACATCATTGACTATGACGTACCTGTCCTTGAGGAACTACTAGGCACAGACTTTAGTAAGTGCAAGGTGTCTGATACTTTAGTTATGTCACGACTGGCTAACCCATCAAGAGAGGGCGGTCACTCGCTCCGTAACTGGGGTGACAGACTTAATCAATCTAAAGGAGATCACGATGACTGGGATAATTATTCGCAGGATATGGTGGACTATTGCAAGCAAGACGTTAATGTTAATGTGCTGGTGTACAAGAGATTACTTCTTGAGCTTGCAAATTTTGGAGCTGAAAGCATTAGCTTGGAACACCAAGTACAAAGCATTATATCAAAGCAGATTAAAACAGGCTGGCTCTTAGATCAAGAGAAAGCATTCGTATTACTAGCAGAACTGAAGGAGAAGAAGAATGACCTTGAAGACGAAGTGCATCAGACTTTCAAACCGTTACCAACATTTGTCAAAGAGATTACACCCAAGACTAAGAAAGATGGTACGTACTCGGTTGTTGGGCTTAAATTTCTAGGCGATCAGTGGACTACTGCAGTCGCTCCCTTCAGTCGTCTTGACTACCCAGAGTTTAACTTGGGTTCACGACAGCAGATAGGACGATACCTCCAGCACTTTGGCTGGAAGCCTAAGCAATTTACTGAGACAGGACAAGCCATCGTAGACGAGGCGGTGCTGAGTACAGTGAAAGGAATACCACAGGCTTCCCTGATAGGTGAGTACCTGATGATACAGAAGCGTGTCGCACAGGTACAAAGCTGGCTAGATGCGGTTGAGGATGACGGTAGAGTACACGGGTACGTTAACTCCAACGGTGCAGTGACAGGGCGCATGACGCACTCCAGTCCCAACATGGGGCAGGTTCCTGCAGTCTACTCACCCTACGGCAAGCAGTGTCGTGATGTGTGGACAGTACAGGAAGACTACAAGCTAGTCGGTATGGATGCCAGCGGTCTTGAGCTACGGATGTTAGCGCACTACATGAATGATGAGGACTACACAAATGAAATACTCAACGGAGATATACACACGGCAAACCAGTTGGCTGCGGGCCTTGAAACTAGAGATCAAGCGAAGACTTTCATATACGCTTTTCTTTACGGGGCCGGAGATTCCAAAATCGGAAGCATCGTTGGTGGAACTAGAAAGGACGGTCAGAGACTTAAGGAAAAGTTCCTCCGAAATACGCCAGCTCTTGGAGAGTTACGAACACGAGTTGGAATGGCGGCTACAAGAGGCTATGTTTATGGCTTGGATAAAAGAAGGATCGCCATACGATCAGAACACGCTGCATTGAATAGCTTACTGCAGTCAGCCGGGGCCATCGTTATGAAGAAAGCCTTGTGTTTACTGCACGAATATGCTATACTATGGGGTATAGACTTTAACTTTTTAGGGAACATCCACGATGAAATCCAGACAGAAGTCAGACAAGAGAAAGCAGAGGTTTTCGGAGGACTGGCAGCAAGCTGTGTTGAAGCTGCAGGACTCCACTACGAACTCAACTGCCCTCTCGCAGGAGATTACAAAGTCGGAACCAGCTGGGCAGATACACACTGAAGCAGCTTGTAAGTCCTGCGGTGTCATACTAACTGAAGAGAACTGGGCACCTTCTTTAGTGAAGAAGGACGAGAGAGTATGTAAGACATGTTGGAATACAAAATACAATGCAAAGACCAACCCACGTCACAACCCTAACAGAATGTACGTCAACGGTAAGTATGTACCCAAGACACACCCGCTGTACAAACCGGGACGTTACAAAGGGTTTGAGGAAGCAGCTTTTAGTTCCTTAGAGAACTTCAAGGACAGTCTACAAGGAGAGGTGTACGTCATCACTAACCCGGCGTGGCCTGAGTGGGTCAAGGTAGGGATGGCGGTAGACTCAGAGGATAGGATAAAGAACTACCAGACATCCTCACCCTTTAGGGACTACACCCTTGTTTATACCTACGAGGTAGATGACAGGAGAGCAGCGGAGTCTGCTGCACATGTAAGACTAGCAAAGGAATGTGACAATATCAACGAGTGGTTCAGGCTGCCCCCCCCGATCGTGACTGAGTAATGGATCGTGACTGGGAAAC